TCAATGCGTTGGGTTGCGGTAAAAAGCGCACGATTTTTTTGATCAGTTGTTGCTGTGCCCCATGCAACAACGTCATCATCCTCAACCAACCCATCAACAATCGCTTGCGCTTCCGCCAGGGTCAGATACGAGTTTGCGTCGGCTGCCCCCACTGTTGCGTTGATTACGATTGCCATTGGTCTTCACCTTTGAAGGTTTAGTTGGAAGCTTGCTAACAGAAAGAGAGGCCGCTTCTGCAGCAGCAGCCTCCCGTTCACGCGCTCGCCTAAATGCGAACAATCCCACAATCAAGCCGCTGCAGCTTTCATGATGGCAAAGTTCAGCACAATGGCCTCAGAAAGAGAACCTGTAGAAACGTTGCTAACAGTGATCTTGAAAGATCCATCAGCAATCAGGTTTGCTTGAACAATGTAAGAACCGGCGCTGCCGACGCTTCCATGATTGACAAGAACAACGTCACCGGCAGTGCAGAAGCTGTTGGTGACAACAAATGACACCTCAGCTGCTGCAGCCAGAGCCGCATTGTTCATTGTGATCTGACCACAGGGCTGGTTCAGAGTCACTCCGGTTGACTTGTTGGTTGCCTGAGTAACGGCACCCCCGGAAACATAGCCCAAAGCCTTGTCGGCGGTGGCTTCAAAGATAGATGGCATCGTTAAATTCCTCCTCAGTCGAAGTTGGAAACGTTAGTGGCACGAACCATGCCGATATTCTTTGTCTCGTAAACCTTGGTCCAATTACCAACGGTTTCGAGTTGAGCGCGGGTTGGGTTAACAACAGACTTGTTGAACTTGACCCCCATTGGGTGATACACGTAGTGAAGGTCTACGGATAATGCATCACTTTTGGCTAATATATCACGATCAGTTTCAGTCTGCATTGCCATTTGTTCACCGCTGGCGACAGCGCCTTGGACGAAGAAATACGTTGCATATTCGGTGCTAGAACCCGATCCTGTGGTTTGCACATCGTCGGAGACGATTACGCGCAGACCCATGAAAGTGGGAACAGAAACTTCGCCAAAGGCGTTTTGAATCGTGCCGCCGAAGGCATCCTCAGCAGTGCCAAGGCCGGTTTGGCGTGCATCGGTCGCAGTGACGTAATCAATTGCGCGACGCTCGACAAGGTCATAGTAAATTTTCGAATGGATGCACATCGCATTCAGCTTGTCCCCTTGGTCGCCCAATACTGCGCGAGCTTCAGCAACGTGGCGAGGTGCCAGAGCTGTAGGGGTGTCGCCGCTTTCAGAGTCAATGGTGAGATCAAAGAAAGCGGAGCTGTTGGTGTTGGCGTTCAAAGAACCAAAAACACCGCCCAGGCAGGAGAGAAGATCCTTTTGGCGCTGGTTAGCGATAAAGGCCCCAAGTTTTGCGCCGATAGCAGCCATCGGGTCAGAGCCTGCAGCAAGTGCAGCCAAATCGCGTGATTCATAAGCGCGGCCACGGTGCAGAATTACGCCGATTTGCTTGTCAGCGGTGATCTTGCTTGGCACCAGTGAAGTGCTATCAGAGAGCACCTCAAAATCGCCAGGCAGGTTTGCTTTCCAGAAAGGCACGTCGATGAAATCGCCGCCCTCGGTAGCGTTCAGAGCCGCAAGAGGTTGGACAACACCGGAGGCCAAAAAGGCATCACGTTGAGTGGTCTGTTCAATGAGGTACGGGGTAAATACCTCGGGAACGATAATGTCAGAGCGTACAACACCCATGACGAATCCTCCAAATTAAGGTTTACTTTTTTGGGCGTAACCCTTTATGGCTCGGCGTAGCTTTGCCTTGCCTTTATATTAACGGGCTGCGGCTGCTTTGAGCCGGTCGTACATTTCACGATCAGTTTTGAACAAACGTGATTGTTCTGTTAAGTTGAAAGTTTCTTTCTCAAAAGGATTTTTGATGCCTGCAGGAATTTCACCTGCAGCTCTGCCAACAGGTGCTCCTCCGCCTTGGGGCTTCGGCGCTTTTTGCATCCAAGCTGGAAGAGTGTTTTTTGCCCAATCGACAACAGGCGTTCTTTCATAGCCATCAACAACAACAACAGTGCCGTCTGCCTCGCGTTGGATTTTGTCAGAAGAAAGCTTAGTCTTTAAGATTAAATCAGGATCATGCACAATGTCCGCCAAAGCAGAAACAGCAGGGCTAATCAATTCAAGCTCACGCACCTTGGCTTCAAGCTCTCTGATGCGCTCGTCCTTCTGCGATGACGCCTCACGGTATTGCTGCTCCAGAGCCTGTCTGGCTTCTGTATATTTGCCTTCTGATTCCAGCTTTGTTTGCTCGGCTTGCCGCTTAAATTCCAAGAGCTCTTCCACATCCACCCCATCAGGCACCGCCTTAGCTTTTTTCAGTTTGCCGATCAGTTCATGGTTTTTTCGCTCAAGGGCCTCGATGCTGCTTTTGAGAGATTGGAGCTCTGCACCGTTTGACTGCTCGGGCGCGTTTAGCTCTTGGTTTTGTTCTTCAGCCATTGTTAAACAAAGCGTTTTATTCGCTCTTTCATCTTATCAATTTCAAAAATCTTTTAAGGGGTCTGGTTTCCCCGCAGCGATTGCCGCCGCTCTTCGATAAAAAAAGGTTTCAGTCTTGCCTGATTCTTCGAGCGCTTTTTTTACCTTGATCCAATTTTCACGAGTCCTAGCATCCATTACCATTTTTCACGGTTGGCCCAGTATGCCGCCGACATTTTGCCCTTGGCAATGTTCTTTGAGTGACGAGCCTTAAAAGATGCGCGGCGTGCCTTGTCAGATTTGGATTCGCCTTGCCTGCGTGGCGAACCTGAAACGCCTTGCTGACCAAAGCGGATCAACTTGACCCTTTCGCCTTCTTTGGCAAGCACAACATGCGATTTTGTTGGATGCTTCGGGGTGCGCTTGGGTTTGTTGTACCCGCTGAAAGTTTCACCCCGATACGTGATGGTCATTTTCTTTTAGGCGCTGCCCTCAATTGGGAACGCTTCTTAAGAACAGGGTTTCCTGTTGACTCGGATTTAATACGAACAACAGGATCCTTATCAGAACCAACCCTAGTGATCGTGCCACCTGTGGGGCCTTTAATACTCGCACGCTTGCCAGCCATTCCGGTGACAACGCCATATGTGCGTTTTCCTTGATAGGTCCAGCTAACACGATCACCTTTTTTCATTTTTTCTTACCTCCTTTTTTCATGCCTTTTTTGCCCATTGGCTTCTGAGGCTTCTTGGGGCCTTTATACATTGGCATTTTCAGGAGGCGACTGCTTTGATTTTAACTACGCTTGGGCGTGCGCCTTTTCTTTCGGCTCGTGCCAGCTTCTGAAAATGCGATGGCCGCGGCCTGTTGCCTGCTGTAGCCTTCTTTGATTAATTTTCTGATATTTTGTGAAATAGTGGCTTGCGATTTACCTTTTTTTAACGGCACCGTAACGAGATCGCAGCTGATCTAAGGATAATTCAGAACCGTCGTCTCTGATCATTTTTGCCATAGCATTTTTTGCCCCGTACTTCCTGGCAATTTTTCTAAAATATGGAGCTTTGCTGCCTAGAACTTTTTGCTGTTCTGAGTTGCCCTGCTTGAGCAACCACTGGCCATAATTCAACTCGGCGGAAACAGGCCCATAGGCTGATGCGCGCTTGGCAACCTTTGAAGGCGGCAAGATTTCATCATCAACAATTGGGACAATCGTGCTACGGCAACCAAAGTGCTGAGGGGGCTGTGGCCCCTTGCCATACTCAAACTCTTTACCATCAAGCGCCCGGCAAATTGGCGATGTTCTAGAGTCTAATGTTGCCACATATTTATATTTTTTTGTTACGTCTAAATTTGCTTCGTAAACGCTGTTTGCCGCTGCATTGGCAACTTGATTAACGCTAGTGCGAACAAGGGTCACAATTTGATTACTAGTGACGCGAGTCAAATCCCCGCCCGCCTTTTTGAAGTCCTCAATTGACAAGCCTGCGGCTCTTCGCTGACCTTCTGACAATGGGCCAAAATCAGCAAAATCAAGATCACTTTTATCAATAGTGCCCTTCAATCTTCTGGCAATGTCTGCGGTTGGCTCACCAGTCAACAAACCTTGCCGCACCAACTGGCCGAACTTTTCTGCTTGCGATTCAGCCAACCCCCTAAATGCTTTTTGCACAACTTGGCCATTTGGCAAAGTGATTGTTGATCCTTGAGTAGCAGTCAAGCTAAATGTTCTCGTAGCACCTGCAGCAGCTCCAGGGCCTTCAACGGCTGCAAATAAATCATCAGACAAGGCAACAAGGTTGATTTGCGTCGGATCGGTGCTGACTACCGATTGAGCAAACTGAGGGCTTATCTCTACAGTGCGAACAAGATTTCTTGAACCTGCAGGCAGCGCCTTCCTTAGCTGATCCTGAACAAACTCAGATTGCAGCTCTGCTAAGCCTTGAAGCTCAAGAGCAGTGATTTCTGTGCTGTCTCCCGCCCATGTTGCCAAGGAGTCTTTGAGCTGCGCGATAATTGCCCTCAGCCTTGCGGCCTTGACGGGCGCTCTGGCTTCATCGATGCCCTGCAGCTGATTTACTGAATCAACAATAATCAAGTTGTATTGATTGATTATTTTTCTGGCAACGCTGTTGCTGTATCTGTTCAGATCAATCGCATTACGAAAAATTGTTTGCAGATTAGGAGGTAAAGTCATCAGATTACCTCAATGCCCAAAACTTCAGCCTCAAGTGATGTTTTTATTGAGACATCAGCGCCTGCGTTCAATGCATCTCTTAATACACCAGGGAATTCATCGTAAAGACTATCTTCTTTGATTAGCGCAATTTCATCAACTGAAATCGCAAGATTGTCTCTGTACCAAGTCAACCTGACAATTGCAAAAATTTCCTCGGGCAATTCCTCGTGATAAACGTAAACGACAGGCCTTTGTTCCGGCTGCTGCTTTTTTGGTTTCTCCTTTGGCTTGCCCATTAGATCCCTTAGCCATGAGCCAATCATAAGAAGAATCAGCACAGCCAGATACCCTTACTCTTCGATCTCAACGCCCGGCTCAACTGGTGGTTCTTCGTCAGGCTCTGGGGCTGGCTCCGGCTGCTCTTGCTCGATCAACCCGCCGTTTTGAGTGGCTTCGATTTCTTCTTCAACATCAAAATCATCACCCAAAACCTCACCATCGGCAAGTTGCTGAAGCAAGGTTTCCTGGGTAATTGTCCCTGCAGTGTAAAGTTGCAAGAGCGATTGAATCTCTTGGGGCTCAAGCCTAATACCAAGAAAATCACGATTAATTAAACAGCTTCCGGCTTGAGATTCTCCCAAGAATTGGGCATGAAACTGAAGGCAATTGTCGATAGCGTCTTGCATGTTCTGAGCAATAACCATCATTGCTGAGTCGCCTTGGCTTCTGTCAATTCTTTTGGATTCTGCAGTTTCAGCAGAAAGCTTTTGGCCTAAGACCGCAGACAATCCAAGCTCATTGATTTGGCTGGCAATACTTTCAAGCCTTCTGAATTGATAATCAAACGAACTGCCACCCGGCTCAATGTATTCTGCTCTACCTTCAGCAGGAAATGCCAAAGCCTCTCCTGGCCCTGCAGATACTTCCTCAGCTGAAGAAGGAAAGCCAAAAAATGCCAGCATTGGCACCGCGCTGATATGAAGTTGGTTGTCTAGATCTGATTGAACCTGATAAGCCTTGAGGTTCAATTCTGCAATATCCTCAAGCGGCGGCCTAGATTCCAAAATGTTGTATCTGTTTGAGTAGGCAACGGCAAAAGGAATTTCTTGAATTGTTGTTGCACCTTCCTCAACAATTTGAAAGTCACCGTCTTTGCCTCTTCTGTGAATTTCA